AGGGGAGTTTGATGTACTAGGTGCGTCAACATGCCCTGGGAGGCATTTGGTGAGCAGTGTCAGGGTGACTGATTTCTCCAAGCCATTGGAGGTGCAGTATGGAATGAAGCGACTGCACGAAGCGCCACGCAACATTGGCAACTACATACCATGGAACATGTGGTTGACCAAGACGTCTAAACCGTCAAAAGTGCCGGCAGATTTGGTCGACATGGCAGTGAAAGATTTGGCTGCGAAGCTCAAGATGGAGATGGATCCAGAGGAGCTCAAAGCCAGAATATCGCCATTAGATCATCTGTCGACAATAAACGGTGTCAATGGTGTGAAAGGCTGTGACCCAATGAAGAAGACCACAAGTGCTGGTATACCTTGGACTAGACCAAAGAAGGAGTTCATGGTGCCACTGGAACCTGTTGAGAACATATTGGAGCCACATGATTTCACGCCAGAGATATTGGCGTCTATACGTGACATGGAAACCACTTTGAGAGGTGGCTACCGTGTCTACGCACCACATCGCTGCAACTTGAAAGATGAAGCAGTTAAGATTGGGAAACAGAAGGTAAGGGTGTTTTTAGGATCACCTTTGCCTTATCTGTATCTTATGAGAAAGTATTTTCTGCCTCTTTCAATGTACATGCAGCAGCACCCCTTCATGTTCGAGATGGCTGTGGGAACAAACTGCTTTGGGAAGCAGTGGACGCACATAGCCGAACACATCAGCAAACATGGTGAAGACAGAATTATTGCTGGCGACTATGAAGGATATGATCAGAAGATGGAGATTGCTTTAACAAAAGCAGCTTTTCAGATACTGATCATGATCTGTGAGATGTCTGGATACACAGAAGAGCAACTCACAGTGGTGCGGGGTTTGATGACTGAGACCATTGCCGGATGTTACGATGTCCGTGGCGAGTGGATAGGTCTGACGAGTGGCAACCCCAGCGGGCACGCATTGACAGTGATTATCAATGGGATAGTGAATTCACTGTACATGCGCTGTGCGTATTATGCCCTCAAACCACAAGACTTCACAAAGTTGTTTCATGAAGTTGTGAGTCTTATGACATATGGTGATGATAATGTTGCGGGAGTCTCAAGGGAGGTACCGTGGTTTAATCACACCACTGTGTCACAAAAGCTGAGCAGCTGGGGCATGAACTACACTATGGCAGATAAAGAGTCTGAGAGTGTAGCATACATCAGTTTGCAACAAGCTACTTTCCTCAAGAGGCGCTTCGTGCTTGGCCAAGACGGCAAGTACCTAGCACCTTTAGAGGAGGCGTCTATAGCTAAGACATTGCACACGTTTGTGGTGTCGAAGGTGATGGACGCAAAGCAGCAACACGCTGAACTTCTCATGAACGCCAATAGAGAGTACTGGATGTATGGTCGAGAGGTGTTTGAGGAGAAGCGTGCGATGCTGATGGACGTCGGTGCACAAGCCGAGGTGCTTCACTATATCAAAGATCAAAAGTTAGATAATTGGTACCAAGTTGCCAGTTGGTTTGATGATCAATGATGTCGTGCGCATTTAGGCTGGTGTTGTGTGCACATAGCGGTGGCTGCTTAGCCGGGTGTAATGGCTCCTCCATTACCGTTCACAGCCCACGAAGTGGTGAC